ACCATCGAAAAACTCAAAACCCACCTGGCCCCCAGCATTGCCGAAGCTACCCGCCAGATTGCTTCCCTGGCTGACGTGGTGAATACGCGGGCTCATTCGATCCTCGCCGACCAGCGTGCCGTCCAATCTCAGCTTGAGAAGTTGGAGAATCGGGCCGCCAGAACCGAGACCGCCGCCCGTGAGGCCGTGCAAAATGCAGCCGAAATCAATGCCTTAGGCGCAACTCTTCAGGACAGTGCCTCCGACGCCGCGAACTCCGCCAATGATGCCGAGCTATCCGCGAATCAGGCGCGCCTGGACCAGGAACTGGCCGGTGCCTGGGCCGAGTACATGCCCAACGAGATTCCCAGTCACTTTCTCGCGAGCTTCGATATCACCGGGCAGCATTGGTCCTCCCGCTGGTGGGCGAACCAGGCGGCAGCCGCTTTCGGTAGTCTGTCTTCCTTATACTTAGGGGCGCACCCCGCACCTCCCGCGACCACAGCGACCGGACAGCCGATCCCACCCGGTGCGATCTACTACAACACCACCTCCGAGCAGCCCTTTGTATGGAATGGCACCGAGTGGGTGCCGTTCTACGCGCCGACCAAAGCTCTGATGCTCACGCTGTCCTACGCCGCGACCGCCGAGCAGACGACCTTCAACCTCTCGACCCCGGATCGCAACGGCCAGTCCTACACGGTCAACCCCACGGTGCCGGAACCGCTGGATGTCTATATCAACGGTGCCCGCGTGCCCCGTGACGCCCCGGTCGATGGCACCGGCGATTGGGACTTCAACCCCGCGACCAACACCCTCACCTTCCTTAGACCCCTGCTGGCCGGTACTCTTATACTTATAGACATCCTCGCCCCCGCCGCATCGATCGCCCCGAGCCGGGTGCAGACCCAGCAACTCGCCCCCTTTAGCCCCATAGACGGCACCACCGCCACCTATCCGCTCACGCTCGCCGGAACCGGTGCCCCCGTAACGCCGTCTTCCGCCGTCGAGCTGTTCATCTCCATCGACGGCGTGATCCAGCAGCCCGGCACCGATTACAACGTGACCGCCTCGTCCGTCACCTTTGGCGACCCACCCGCCCTCGGCGCGCGTGCGTGGGGTCTCTGGTACGGGCCGAACCCATGACCCGCCCCTTCAATCTCGGCCAGGCCCCGAAGGACGGCATCCTCGTCTTCCCCGACACCCCGCCCGTGCCCACCGCCGGCTACTACCTCGGCGTCACCTCCATCGACGCCCAAAACCGCATCATCCTCGGCTGGGTGAACATCGGCACGCAGTTCCTCCCGATCGCAGGCGGTACTCTCTCAGGACCCCTGATCCTCGCCCGCGACCCGACCGCCACAATGGAAGCGGTCACCAAGCGGTACGCCGACTCTACTTTCATCGCGCGTGCCGGCGGCACCATGCTCGGGCCGCTCACCCTCGCCCAAGATCCCACCCAGCCCCTGCACGCCGCCTCCAAACAGTATTCCGATCTCAACCTCGCCCGTGCGGGCGGGACCATGACCGGCAATCTCTTCCTGAACACCAACCCCACCGCACCCACGCAGGCAGCCACCAAAGCCTACGTCGATAGCCAGATCTCCACCGGCACCGGTGCTTATCTCCCCCTGGCCGGCGGCACCATCACCGGACCCTTGACCACCTATGGCGGTGCCACGATCACTCAGCTCGACTCTCGCATCCCGAGCACCGCCCTTGCCTGGCAGGACGCCAACGGCAACATCGCCGTGACGATCGACACGCTCGGCGCCGTCCACGCCCCGGCCGTCTACGTCGCGGCCGACCCGACCCAAGCCCTCCAGCTCACCACCAAAGCCTACGTGGACGCCGCGTTCAACGCCGCGAGCGCGGGTGCGTTCCTGCCGCTGGCAGGCGGAACCCTGACTGGCCCGCTGACTGTCGCTGGCGGGTCCGTCATCGCGCAGCTCGACCCGCGCTATCCCGACATCGCGTTCGCCTGGCAGGACGCCGCCGGCAATATCGGCGCCAGCATAAGCCCGGCGGGCGTGCTGTTCTGGCCGTCGATCCAGACCAACAACCTCGCCGTGCCGACGCTGGCGACCACGACGCTCACGCTCGGCGCCGATAAGTTCGGCGCTGCCGATCCGCGCGTGCCCGATTTCGTGTATGTCTGGCAGGATAGCGCCGGGAATATTGTCGCCGGCATCAACCAGCAAGGCACGTTCGCGGCAAACATATCCGCCGCCGGCATGCTGCAACTGAGCGGCGGCACCATGACCGGGCCGCTGATCCTCGCCGCCGATCCCACTCTCCCCCTCGGTGCCGCGACCAAGAGCTACATCGACACCCATGCTCTGCTGCTGACCGGCGGCACCATGACCGGCCCGATCGCGCTTGCGGCCGATCCGACCTCCGCGCCGCAGGCGGCGACCAAGGGTTACGTCGACCAGGCGGTGCTGAACGCGGGTGGTAGCGGACCCGGCCTTGATCCGACGTTCAATTCGGTCAACGTCGTGGATCAATATTTTATCGGTGGCCTCCCGTCGTTTCGTATCTATACCCCGTCGCCGGGGGCGCTCGGCGTGCCGGGTATCGCAAATACCCATATTGGCCAGGGCATCAAATCGATCGGCATCGGCAACACGCTGATCGGCACGCAGACCGGCGGCGGACAGTTACCCGGCGCGACGCAAATGCAGTCCGGTGAGAATACCTATGTGGGCATGCAGGTCGGCGCCAATCACTCTGGCCTTGGTCAGCAAAACACCGCGCTCGGCTGCGGGACGCTTCGCGTCGATCCGAACCCAGGTGGCGTTATATCGATCGGTTCCGATGCGTCGCGCAACTCGACAAATAATCTGCGCTCCACCTACGTAGGCACGCACGCCGGGCGCAACGGCAACAATCTGGTTGATCTGGTTTATATCGGCTATTGGGTCGGCTACGGCACCGATGGCGTGATGCCCTCCGTGACAGGCACCGTGGCGATCGGTGCGTTCGCGCTGTCCGATCCGAACATGGGGTCGGGCAGCAACTCGGTGTTTGTCGGTTACAACGTTGCACGCAAGGGCCAAAGCGTCCCCGGCAACCTCTTGCTCGGGCCGAACGTCGGCTCCTCGACGCTCATCAACGGCACCGGCCTGATCTATCTCGGGGCGAGCGGCGCAATCGACGCGGCCACTGCGACCGAGAACCATACCTTCCGCCTCGGTAATCACGCGACCAACCTGATGCGCGCGGTCAACATCAACACGGCGGCGCCCAAGTTCTTCTTCGACTGGCTGCCGGCGTCCACCAGTTACAGCGACGACACGACAGCAAAGGCCGGCGGCGTGCAGTACGGTCAGATCTACCGCAACGGCAGTGCCATGCAGATCTGCTGCCTGGCATAGGAGACACCACACCATGCCGACCGCCATCACCCTCGCAGGCGTAGACTTTTCGGCCTCCGCCATCGTCAAGCCCTTGCCGGTGATCGCTGGCCTGGACACCTGGGCCTATCTCGGCAAAGACCTCGCCACCAGTCAGAACGTCGGCCCATCCGGTGCGTTCACCAATTTTACCGCCGGGCCGCCGACGTATTTCCCGAACTATATCCACTGCCAGAACGCGACAGGTGCGCTGCAAACGCAATCACCATTTCACTCACCATCGGAGAGTGCGCTGATAGCCTGCCGGCAGACGCCCGTGGCATCGCAAGTGGGCACGCAGGTATTCATCGTAGGCAACTATTACAACGGCTATATCGGATATAGCCCCTATGTTGGCGGATCGACCGCGCTTCAGGTTTTCTCCGGCGGAACCGTTAACGTTGGCCTGGTCACGCCGCCAATCACCGACTGGCGCTTTTTCGCCGTCACTCACGGTGGCGGCGCTAACCCGATGTCGTATGACCTGACCAAGAATCTGAGCGCTACGAATGCCACGTCGTATACCAACACCGCCGGTGCGATGTTGAAAATCCTCGGTTCATCACAATCGACAAACCTCGCGACGAACAACGGTGCCTGCGACATCGCGTTCTTCGCTAGCTACAACGCGATCCTGACCAAGCCGCAGATCGACAGCATCTACGCCAGCGTCAAGCAGTCGCTCGGACTGCGCGGTATCGTTGTCTAGCCGCCCGTATATACGGGCCAACCACGAGGCTACATAGCCATGACATCGCGCGTGCAGAATGCCCGGTCCTCGGTATCAAACCAGCGACCCCCGAACACGCGCCCCGTCGGCGAGTTCTTCGTGAACTTCGCGGACAATCAGCTCGGTGTGATCGACCCGACCCCGACCGCCAGGGATCTTCTGCCCATACGTTTCCACAGCCCCACCGCCGCCTACGCGATCAACGACCTCGTGCGGCAAACCACCGGCCTTTACCAAGCCAAGGCGGCGATCCCCGCGCACGCGTTCAATGCTTCCGAATGGAACCAGTTCCTCACCGCCCCTCAAGGCGACGCGCGCTGGCTGCCGCTCACCGGGGGCGTGCTGACCGGTCTGCTCACCCTCTCGGGCGCGCCCACTGCCAATCTGCACGCCGCGACCAAGCTCTACGTGGACACGCAGGACGCCTTGCGCCTGCCGCTAACGGGCGGCGTGTTGACCGGGCCTTTGACTGTCGGCGGCGCCGGTATTTCGTATGCACAGGGTGCGGCGCACTTCTACGCATTCAACTGGACAGGCACGCAACTGCAGGCGTGGGTGGACAACACCAATGTCGGCAGCTTCGCCATCGGTAGCTTTCTGCCGCTCGCTGGCGGGACCGTATCAGGCAACATCACAGCGAACGCTCATATAGTTGGACCCACTGGCGGCTACCTTACCGGCGATGCGACCTACGCTTACTACGTGCAGGACAGCGGCGGCTGGGCGTGGCGCTACGCGCGGGCCAACGGGACTATGCAGTACGTCCGTGGCGGTGACAGTGCTGTATTGTTCACGATCGATGGTTCAGGCAATGGGTCAGTCGCACAAAGCTGGACGGTTGGTCTCGATGTAAACGCCCAACGCAACGTGGTCGCGGCCGGCACGGTGCAGGGCGGCTATGTGAACTCCACCGGCAACGTTAACGCCAACAGCAGTGTTACAGCGTCTGTCGATATCAGTGCTGCGCGCAATATTTCGGCGGGTGCCGCGCTGTTCGCGCACG